CAAAAGATGGGGGTTGCCGCTAACCAGATGGCTAACGCGCCTATGGGAGAAGATTCACTGCTTGATTCAATAATCGGCGGTAACGCTACAACTATGGGAGGTGAAGAGATTGTCTGATCGTAAAGTTATTGATACATTGGGTAGCATAGACGCGGAATCGGAGTACAATATAATGAACTCAAAGAATGGCATGATGTTCTTGGCAGCGTTGCTTGAACATTGTGGGGTAAATTCAGCGAGTTATTATTACGATGGAGATCAGTTCGATTCAGCGTTCAGGGAAGGACGGCGCAGTGTCGGGCTTCTCTTGTTGAGCAAGATTATGTCTGATGGAGTTCTTGAGAAGAAATACCATGAAGCTGTTGAAATTCGCAACGAGGCGCGTAGGCATGATATGGCACAATTTGATGATTTCGATGAAGTATTGAAGGGAGCGTTTTAGATATGGATGATGACCTTATGGATGATGGCACACTAGAAGAAGGCAATGGCGTAACGCCGCCTACCCCTACAGGCACAGAGGGGCAACCCGCGCAAAATCCACCGCCTGTACCTGATGGAAGTACGCCTCCTGCTGACCCTGCTGCTGCAAAGCCTGTAGAGTATGGGGAGTTTACAATTCCTGATGAAGCTACAAATGTTGCTGTCAATGAAGAAGTTATGGGTGGATTTAAGGCTCTTGCTAGCGAGCTGAACCTTTCACAGGAACAGGCACAGAAGGTTGTTGCGTTCGGCGCAAACGCAATGCATAAGGCTATTGGTGACGGTATGGAGGCTATTCGCGCACAGGTTGAAGAAGTAAAATTAAAATGGCGAAAGGAGGCGATTGAAGATCCTGCAGTTAAAACCGATCTACCTTTTGCACAGCGAGTTGTTGACAGATTCAGGGATGATGATTTTGTCGGAATGCTCAATGAAACAGGCGTTGGAAGCCACAAGGCAATGATAAAATTCCTGATTCAAGTGGGTAAAGCAATGGGTGAGGCTCCACTGCTCACAGGCGGCGTAGGGACTACGGGCATTGGAACTGACGTTAAGTCGTTAGCCAATAGCATTTACGAAGGCAAGATGTAGGAAGGTGGTATTTTAAGTGTCAATTCCGGGAAGCAGTATGACTCTAAGAGACGCGGCGGTTAATTTTTCAGGACTTAGCGCGAACGATAAGATTCTGATTAATCTGCTAAGTCAGTCTAATGGAATGATGGAGCGACTTCCGTTTCGACAGGGGAACCTTGATACGGGTGAGCGATTCCGTGTTGTAGCCGGTCTGCCTGGCGTTTCATATCGTTCTATCAATGAGGGTGTCAAGCCTACTCGCGGCACTCGTAACGTGGTAACTGAAACGACCTCGCTGTTTGAGAGCGTATCAGAGATCGACAAGGAACTTGTTGACATCGCTCCTGATAAGACGATCTTTCGTTTGGAAGAGTCACAGGCTCATATTGAGTCTATCGGGAACAATGTAGCGGCAGAGGTTTGGTATGGTAATAGGGCTAATGACCCTCGTGGCGTGTTCGGTATGTCAGAGCGTTATTCAAAACTCGGTGGGCTTGCGGCAGATTATATTCTTGACGCTGGCGGCACTGGTTCTGATAACGCCTCTATCTGGATTCTTGGTCTTGGTGATCGTGGTGTTCATGGTATCTATCCGAAGAATACCAAGATGGGGCTTGAGCATGACGCTTCGGCTGTTATTGATCTCATCGACCCGGAGAACGGCGGCACGTATCAGGGCTATCGTGATCGCTTTAAGTTCCGCGTTGGTCTTGCTCTCAAGGATTATCGTCAGTGTGTCCGTATTGCTAACATTGATGTTAATAACCTTGCGACGTATGGAACCGCTACGGACAAGTCGGCGAATCTATATCAGCTTATGATTCGCGCTTCTAACCGTCTGCGCAATCCTAACAACGTCAACGTGGCGATCTTCATGAACCGCACTTTGAAAGAGGCGTGGGAGATTCAGCTTACAGATCGTCACGTTCTTGCGCTTACTGTTGATCAGACCACGGCAGCGGTGACTACTTCGTTCCGTGGATGGCCGATTATCATCGACGATAATCTTCTCATCACCGAAGAAAGAGTGGTGTAATCACATGTACATGGATAGGCATTTGGAGTATGAGCGTATTGGTAAGGATACCTCGGCGGCTACTACTCGCGCTTTGCCGTTTGGACAGTCTGATCTTGTGCCGATTAAGAACGCAGGAACTACGGCTGATACCTCTCCCGACGCGAGGCTTTTCTTCATGGTAGTTGCAGGGGCTAATCCTATTCCGTCAGGTGTTGGCGTACAGCTACAGCATTCTGATACAGAGACAGGAACATATACTACCGTCGCTACGTATGGGCCGACTACTGCGGTCAAGAACCCGGGAGAGATCGTATTCTCCGAACCTTGCCCGCAGAACATTAAGGCGTGGACACGTGTTGTTAAGACTCCCGCGACTCCTGTTGTGCCTATGAACATCTTCCTTACGTATGACGTTGTTCCTAAGAGTCTGCCGACATTCCCGCGTTAGAGGGTGATAACAGTGGTATGGTATAAAGCGGAGTGTATCAGAGAGTGTATCTTCAATGGTGTTCGTCGGAAACCGGGTGACATATACGAGGGGCATGTTAAGCCTCCACATCACTTTGAGATCATTGGTGAGAGCGAATATGCTGATATCCCGGTTCCTGATAAGGACACTTGTCCGTATTGTGGGAATGCTATTCCTGCAAGCGGGGGGAAAAAGGCGGCAACGGCTCGGGCTGATGTCGCAGAAGGAACGTCAATTCTTTCGCGAAGCCGCCTTAACATGATGAACAAAGACGAACTTACCGCATATGGGCTGTCTCATGGCATAGAACTGGACAATGTAATCATGACTAAGATTGAAATGATTAATAAGTTGTCCGAGCTGACAGACTAGCGTTCGGAGGTAATGTAAATGACTGATCTGGAGTGTGCAAACAGGGCGTTGCATATGTTGGGTGTAGCTCCAATAGGCTCACTGACAGATGATACGCAAGCGGCAAGAGTTATGAACGGTATGCTCCCGCTGACGAAACGTGCTGTATTGTCAGAGTTTGCATGGAGTTTTGCATTAAGACTTGACGAGCTTGCGGAAAGCACCGTCCCCGCACCTCCCGGATTTTCATTTACGTTTGATATTCCGAGCGACGTAGAGAACATCATTCAGGTTTATCGTGGACGAGTAACCATTGAAGATCGCAACGTGCGCACTCACCTCGTTAAACTTAATTATATAGTGCAGGGTAATATCATCTGCACGAATGAAAGACAGTGTTCAGTTGAATACACTTACGCAAATACCGACTTGTTATCATGGAGTGCGGCGGCATGTGAAGCCTTAGCAGTAAGGCTTGCTTCGGATACTGCCGCCGCTCTTACCGGTGGACAAGAAAACGGTATGACTTTACTCCAAAAGTATCAGTACATGGCACAGAACGCAGTAGGAAGAAGCGCGGCTCAAGAAGATATAGCACCTCAATTAAATACACATTACGTAGATTCGAGGTGGTAGATAATGAAATTTTACCCAGCCATAACATCATTTGCTACAGGGGAAATGTCACCTGTTTTATATGGCAGGGTTGATCTTGCTGCGTATCAAACAGGTGCTAAAGAACTAACAAATTTTATTGTATTACCTCAAGGTGGTTTAATTAACAGACCTGGTACAACTGTTATTTTTACAGGCACATATGCTAATGGAGCTAGATTGATTCCGTTTGTATTTAGTGAAAATGTAGCATATGTTTTAATGTATAGCATTGGCGGTAGTGTAAGAGTATATAACACAGAAGGAATATACTTATGGCAATTTACAGCTTATTCGTATACAGAAGATCAACTCAAGCATATTCGTTGGCTACAAAGTGCAGATATTATTTATATATTTCATCCTAACGTACAAACACAAAAAATATCAAGATATGGAGAGAACACTTGGACATATAAACTAGTTGATTTTGAAAATGGCCCATATCAAGACGCAAACGAAAACAGGACAGGCAGTATATATACTGGAGATTTACGCAAACTTAATATGAGGATTACTGGTTCAGGAACTGCAACATATGTTGAAAGCAGCGAAGCATTTTTCTCATCTAGTCATGTTGGATTGCTGTTTAAAATAGAGTTTCTTGTAAAACCAGTCAGCGGAAATAGAGAATTTTGGCGTAGATATAATGGTACTGCGTGGGTATCAGACCCTATAATGTTCTTTGGCGCAACAACAATTTCCTCTACTGGTGGTGCTTTTGGCACAATAAAAATATGGAGAAAAAGACCTGATGATTCTGACTTCGTTGAAGTTTTTACACGAAGTAGCGACTCTTCTTTTTCTTTTTCATATCAAGAAAATGTAGAAAAATATGGCACTTATTTTAAGATAGATTGGCTACAACATGGTTCTGATGGATACGCTACATATACAATACATTGGAGTAGCGCAGGAGGTATTATAGCTAGACAAGCTAGATTAACATCATACATTTCTACCACAAGAATGTTAGCGTCTGCTGTAGTCCCAGCAGGAGAAGCAGAAGTAACAACAGATACAGGCTGGTCTAATGATTGGCAATTCGGCGCATTTGGAGGGTCTCTTGGGTATCCTTCTATAGGTATATTCCATCAGGAACGACTTGTATTAGCAAATAGCACATCGCAAAGACAAACAATTTGGATGTCAAAATCTGCCTCGTGGGAGGATTTCGGTACTACAATACCAACAGAGGATACAGATTCAATTCTTGTTACTCTTGCCTCTAAAGAAGTTGATGACATAGTTGGCTTGTCTTCAAGAGAAGATTTAGTCATATTAACTATTGGTGGTGAGTGGGTTGCTAGAACAGGAAAACAAAGCGATATTTTTACTCCATCATCAATACTAATAACACCATCGACATATCATGGAGCGCATAGTATCGCACCACTTGAAATAGGTTCAAATATAATGTTTGTACAACGTCATGGTAGAGCTGTAAGGGGCATGGGGTATAGTATTGATGTAGACGGATATGCTTCATCTGAAATATCCGTATTGTCAGCTCACTTATTTGATAATGCTAGTATCGTTAGATGGAGTTATCAACAAGACCCTTGGTCTGTTATATGGATTGTTCTTTCATCTGGAGAGGTTCTTGCGCTTACCATACAGGAAGAACACAAGGTAACAGCTTGGGCAAGATGTAAATTTGCTACACCTATAATAGATGTTTGCTGTGTACCTGGAAATGGTCAGGATGAAGTATTCTTTTTAGCTCGTAATGAAACACAAAACACTAAATTGCTTAAGCTGAATCGCAGAATAGATTCTGGCGATGATCTTAAACAAGAAGTTTTTTTAGATGAACTTACATTGCCATATACATCTTCGCTTGAATGTCTTGAGATAGAAGAAAACGCTAATGGCTCTCTTCAAGGACGATTCAAGCAAGTACCAAGGGTTTCAGTCCGTGTATATAAAACATCTGGTTTTCATGCGGGAGTTGTGACAGAAAACAATAAACTTGTAGATCAGATTAAATTTGACGGACAATTATCACCTGAATATTTGGATACACCATTTACAGGTGATGTAACAATTTCTGTTCCTGGAGGCACAAGCAGACAAGCAAGAGTACGAATTGAGAATAGGGAACCATACCCTATAACGATTACTGGTATATATCCTACAGTTGACATAAGTGGTGAGAAGTGATGAAACGTGTATTGCCAGTATCAATTGTTCCTGCAACACCAACACTATGTGGCAGACTTATTGCGCATGTTTCTGAGGAAGACAACGAGGACATGGTAAGGGGATGGGGAGTATCGTCTGCTCATGCAATAATGACTCATTACGCGCTTTATAAGCCATCATATATTGTCATGCATGGTAATGAACCTATGCTAATTTTCGGTTGTTGTGGCGATGGTGCATTGTGGATGATGAGGGGTGATCATATGGAGGCTATATCAATCAGGTTTATTTACAGAGCAAAAAAATATCTTGATGAATGGCTTGATAAATATAAATATCTTGTGTGCGAGTTTTGGGGAGAAAACAAAAAACTTAAAAGATATATGAAATGGTGCGGTTTCACAAGCACTGATCTTGATAATGGATATGTGAGGTGTGAAAAATGGGCGCAGCAGTAGGATTAACTTCTTTGCTTAAAATAGGAGGTGGCGTTTTAGGTGCGTTTGGCTCTATCTATAGCGCAAGCGCACAATCAGCTTCTGCAAAAGCTGCTGCTTCTATAGCAGATCAGAATGCTCGTATAGCAGAATCACAAGCAGAAGAAACGCTAAGACGTGGAGCTAGACAAGAGAGACAGTTTACACAGAGAGCAAGGCAACAAGCAGCAACACAAGAAAGCCAACTCGCTGCGTCAGGTTCAACATTGTCAGGTTCAGCATTAAATATACTTGGAGATACACAGATTGGTATTGCAGAGGATGTAAATGTATTACGTTATAACGTAGCTCAAGAACGATGGGGTCAACAGATGCAAGCTGTGAATTATAGGAATCAGGCAAGCGCGGCCAGATCGACAGCAAAGAATGCGAGGACAGCTGGGCTAATAGGCGCTGGGACTTCTCTGTTAGGTGCATATGGAGCATACAGTACAGGCACAACACCAACAACAGCAAGATACACAGCAGGGTCAGGAATAAATATTTCTCCGATGTACGAAAATTGGTACTATGGAAATTGGAATAGATCAGGAACAGCCTCAAAGAATCTATTATCAGAAACATGGTGGAAATAATAGGAGGCTTGAATTATGGTTGATAGATATCAAAGACAAATACAAGAACAAGGTGCGCCAAACGTAGCTCTCCAAAATACAGCAACGCCTCAAGCATATGGAGTTGGCATAGGACAAGAAGTAAGTCAGCTTGGGCAACAGGCAATGGCTGTTTCTAATGTGTTGTTAGCTTATAAAGAAAAGCAGGACAAGATAGATGTATTGGCCGCAACTAATGACTATAACAGAAGGATGACCGCATATCTTTCAGACCCAGAAAACGGACAGATAAATGTTCGCAAACTTGGTGACGCTAAAGGTTTGCTTATGGATACTGAAACACATGCTGACACACTTGTAAAAGAAATAACTCCTAAGCTAAGCAAAGAAGCTGCCTCACTATTTTCATTATCAGAGGCGCAGTTACGATCTGCTTATACAAAAACAGCTGCGACACATGAAGCTAAGGAACGTGAAACATATAGAAAAGCTGTAACCGAAAGCACATTACAGGGTTTTCTTACATCTGTACAGTCTGACCCTCTTAACCAAGAACTTAAAGATGCAATGATTGATCAGGGTATTGTTATTATCGCTGATAATATGCCTGGTGCTGATCAACAAAGCATTGATAATGCTATATCTGCATGGAGATCAAAGCTAGATGAAGCTAGCATCGAACAGTTTATAAGCAGTGACCCTCTTTTAGCTAAACGGTTAATAGATGAATCAACAAGTTTGTTACCTAAAACCAAAGTAGACTTGGAAGCAAAGGTTAAACCAGAGGTTGAAAAGGTAGAGGTACAAGGAATAGTTGATGAAATTACTGCGAAGTTTGGATGGGATGATGTCGCAGGTGTATCTAAGTATGTTAGAAATACATATGAAGGAACTAGGCAAGATCAGATCATGACGCGCTATAAAACTCAATATCACGAGTTAAAGATAGCAGAAAATCATGCCAGTGAATTTACTGCGAAACAGCAAAAACAGAATTTTCAGACTGATTTTTATGAAATATATGTTATGAATAATCTTCCTATTCCTGTCGACGAACTGGATAATGCCGTGCGTTCGGGTAGGATAGGCATGACACAAAGAGAGGCTGGACTTACTTATAATGCCAGAACAGCCACAAGAAGCAGTATAGCCACATCTGTAAAACGAAAGAATCCAACTGCGTGGAATGCTATGACTGACCTCCAAAAGGAAGAAGCAGTTATGAAAGGTGCAGGAATAACAGCAGACAGACGGCAGAATGCTCTTGAATATTTGCAACAGGCAATTGTTGACCCAGAAAGCCAAATAACAAATGCTGATATAGACGCCTATTATCAAGGTATGCTTATTACAGCAGGAGAAAGAGATAACGCTAAAAAGATATTGTCTATGAGAACTGGAGAATTAAATAATGTAATAAGTACACAAACTTCTCGTATGAACAACGATATCAAAATACTGTTGCCCGAAGACGCGTTTTGGGGGAAGGAAGCGCGTAGCAGATATATAGATCAAGCAAAAATAATGTTCTTAAACAAAGTATATGAAGCACAGGAAATGGGACTAAAGGGCGAAGAACTGCATAAATATTTGAACAACGAAAGACGTTCAATAGTTAGCGAAATAGGCACAAAAATTATGGGAGATAATATGGTTATACTGCGAAACAATACAGCATTTTTCAGTAATGTGAACAGTATCATGGAAAGAATCGGCAGAGAGGAAATGCAGACAAAGGCTCCAACATTCCGTGCTGACGATATAAAGTTACCTGGCGGTATACAGGATGTGTCTATTCCTACTAATGGCTCTTTAACAATGAGCATGGTTGAAAACGCAAGATATGTGTCTGATGATTATTATGCGCCAAGAGATGGTGGAAGCAGACAACATCAAGCATTAGACATAGCCGCAAATGAAGGCTCCTCTATTTACATGGGTGACTTTGGAGCTGAAATGTCTGTTAGTAAGGTATATTCATCTGATAATGGTGGTAATACAGTAGAGCTGACAGGTAAGATGAAAAACGGCAAGACCGTAGAAGTAAGAATGCTTCATTTGAAATCACTTGAAGGATTAAGAAAAGGTGAATCGTTTAATGTTGGCGATCTTGTCGGCTTTGTTGGCAACACAGGCAAAGCCAGTACAGGCCCACATCTTCACATTGAGGTTAGCGTGGATGGTAAACGGGTGAATCCGGAAGATCATCTTAAGGTAATATCAGAAATGCGCATGACAGAACAAGAAGAATTTGCTAAAAAATCAAATATTACAAAATCTGACAAACAGGTCAAAGCTGAACCTAAACAGCCTCCTGCTCCGAAACCTACTGTGACATTGGCTGGGCCTGTGCCATATGAATCTTCTATTACACCTGAAAATGTGGTTATTCAAGACAGCACTGGTTCAATGACTCTTGAAGAAATGGAACGTAAATTCTGGGGGGAACTTTTCGATGGTGAATAATATTGAAGCACAGGATGACCCTATCCTTACACCAGAAGAAGATAAGATGGTAGTTAATCCATCAGGGACTAGACCTGGTATATTCGGAGGTTCGTTTACTTCTGTTACTACGCCACAACAGGAATCACAATTACAACAATCACAACAAGAAGAATCTGTTATTACTCCTGCTGGGACACGCAGAGGTGTATTCGGAGGCTCATTTATTAGTCAACCTCCCACTGATGTCCTTGTTGATATGTATCCCAAATATGCTGATAAGATACGTAAAGCCAGAAAACTTGGCAAAACAGATACGGAACTTAGATATGCTCTTGGTGCGTTAGAGGAAAGATTTATAAATAAAGCAGGAATAGACGCAACCTCTACATTCTTTGGCAGAACAGAAGAAGGCATGAGGCGCGTAAATAACCTTATGCAGTCAACAAAAATGGAATTGCTGAATAAAACATATGGTGATATCTTTACAGAGAAAGAAATACGGAAAAGAGTGGAAGAAGCAACGCTTTTAGGTGTATCCGACACAGTATTTCTTGAGAATGACGAACTTTATAAATCAACTGAATCGCAGAGAAAAGAAGCTGTTGCGGCAG